AGGGCGATGACGCCAGCTCCGGGAGCCACCCCGCCGAAGCCGCCCAGCCGGCGCGGGCTCCGGAGGGTACCAGCGCACCGCAGACCGCCGGGGTCGCCTCGGGCCCGGCAGGCGCCGACGAGGGCGTCGCTCACCAGCATGCGAGGCCGGCCGTGCCAGCCGCTGCCGCGCAACCGACGGCGCAGGTGATCGATCTGGATGCCGTCCGGGCCGACGAATGCAAGGCGACGCTCGCCTACGTCGCCGAGGTGCACGAGCTCTGCGCCCTCGCCGGCCGTGGCGATCTGGCAGCGGGCTTCGTCGCCAAGGCGACGCCCGTCGCTCAGGTCCGTCGCGCCTTGCTCGAGGCCCGCGCGGCGGAGGACGAGGCGACCGCCATCCGCAGCCAGTTGCGGCCTGCGAGCATCGAGCCGGCGCAGCCCGCGATCGACACCGCGACGATCTACGCCGCCCGCAACCAGCACTGCCGATAGGAGGCATCCATGCCCGTGCTCAACGAAGGCCGGTACGCCGGCGAGTTCCTCGTCTCCGAGGGCAACGGCAAGATCTCGCGCGAGACCATCACCGTGCTCTCAGGCCAGACCCTCGAGGCCGCCGCGGTCCTCGGCAAAGTCACCGCCAGCGGCAAGTACAAGGTGCTCGATCCCGCCGCCGTCGACGGTTCCGAGGTCGCGGCCGGCATCCTCTATGACGCCGTCGATGCTTCGGCCGCCGATGCCGAGGGCGTGGCTATCGTGCGCCTCGCCGAGGTCAACACCGCCGAGCTGGTCTGGCCTGCCGGCATCACCGGGGGCGAGCAGACTACCGCGCTCGGCGAGCTCGCCGCCCTCACCATCATCGCCCGCTGATCTGCGGGCACCTTCCTCAAGAGGACAACGCTGATGCCCGCTCTGGACATCTTCTCCGGCTCCGCTTTCTCGATGGTGGCGCTGACCGACGCCATCAACAAGATGCCATACGTCCCCGGCCGGATCGGCCAGCTCGGCCTGTTCCGCGAGCAGGGCGTCTCCACCACCTCGGTCATGATCGAGGAGCGCGAGGGCAGCCTCACCCTGGTCGAGACCACCTCGCGCGGGGCGCCTGCCGTGCAGCACATCGCCAACAAGCGCAAGGCCCGTTCGCTCACCGTGCCGCACATCGCGCTCGAGGACACGATCCTCGCCGACGAGGTGCAGAACGTGCGCGCCTTCGGCTCCGAGAACATGCTGGAAGGCGTGCAGAACGTGGTGAGCCAGCGGCTCTCGGAGATGGCCACCAAGATGGACGCGACGCTCGAGCACCTCAGGGTCGGCGCGATCAAGGGCCAGATCCTGGATGCCGATGGCACCGCGGTGATCTACGACCTGTTCACCGAGTTCGGGGTCACCGCCCATACCGAGATCGACTTCGATCTCGACAACGCGAGCCCGGCGCCGGGCGCGGTCAAGAAGAAGTGCCACGACATCCGCCGCAAGATCGAGGACGAGCTGGGCGTCGTCCCCTACGACCACATCCATGCGATGTGCGGCCCCGACTTCTTCGACGACCTGATCACCCATCCCGAGGTCGAGAAGGCCTACGAGCGCTGGCTGGACGGCGCCTTCCTGCGCCAGGGCCAGGCGCGGGGCTCGTTCGAGTACGCCGGCATCCTGTTCGAGGAATACCGCGGCCGGGTCGGCTCGGTCGATTTCACCGACGCGAGCAAGGCGTACTTCTTTCCGGTGGGGGTGCCCGGCCTGTTCCGGCAGTACAACGCGCCCGCCGACTTCGTCGAGACCGCGAACACCATCGGCCTTCCGCGCTACGCCAAGCAGGCGGTGGACCAGCAGTTCGCCCGCTGGGTCATGCTGCACGTGCAGTCCAACCCCTTGCCGATCTGCACCCGCCCGCGGGTGCTGATCAAGGGCAAGCGCACCTGATGACGGTGTTCCAGGGCGCGGTGGACGCGACCTTCGCCACGTTCGGCATCGACGCCGTCTACACCCCGGCGGGCGGCGACCCGATCCCGGTGCGGGTCATCGCCAGGCGTCCGGACACCATCCTGGGCTTCGGCGAGACCCGCATCCATGCCGAGACCGCGACCTTCGAGCTGCGGGTGAGCGACGTTGCGAACCCGCGCCCCGACGATCAGCTTACCGTTGGCGCCGAGAGCTTCATCGTTCAGGGCGAGCCGGAACGGCGCGATCCGGACCGGCTCGTGTGGAGCCTCGACACGAGGTCTGCGTGAGGTCATGGTCCGTCCAGGGAAGAAGGCGACGGGGACATCCTTGACATGAGGCAGGCAGCAATGATCGAGCGCATCCTGGTGCCGGGCATCATGGAACCTGTGAGCCACTACTGCCACGTTGTCCGGGCGGGGCCCCACGTGTGGGTGTCGGGCGTCGTAGGCATGGACGACAATGGCGACGTTCCGGAGGGCGTGGTCGCACAGTTCGATCTGGCGATCGACGTCATGGATCAATGTCTGAAAGCCGCGGGCGCGAGCGCAGACCACGTCGTAAAGGTTCAGGTATTCCTCACCGACATCAACGATCGCCCTGCGATCAACCCGCGCCGGATCGCCTATTTCGGCGACCACCGGCCGGCATCGACGCTCGTCGAGGTCTCCGCTCTGGTCGATCCGCGCCTGAAGGTCGAGATCGAGTGTCAGGCCTACCTGCCAGACGCCGCCGGCTGAGGCTTCGGCGAACACGACCGCTCCCGCAACCTCAATCCTCAAATGAAGCTCGCCGCCGCCATTGCCCGTTCGCTGCAGGCGGACATGCAGGCGGAGCTGCGCGATATCGAGCGCGCGGCGGCCAGCGGCACTCGCGAGGCTGGCCGCGGCCTCAAGACCGAGCTCCGCCGGCAGGTGACGAGCGCCGGGCTCGGCCAACGGCTGGCCAACAGCTGGCGCGACAGCCACTACCCGAACCAGAGGCTCGACGCTGCAAGCCTGGTGTACACGAAGGCGCCGCAGATCATTCGCGCGTTCGACGAGGGGGCGGTGGTCAAGAGCAGGCGCGGGCGCTTCCTTGCAATACCGACCGAGAATGCTCCGAGGATAGGGACCGACGGCAAGCGGATCAGCCCGCGCACCTTCCCGGACCACCGTTTCGGGCCACTCCGGTTCGTGCCTCGATCCGGCGGACCGTCGCTCCTTGTGGTGGATGGCTTGCGAGCCTCGTTCAGCCGGAAGACCGGGGAGCTGCGTGGCTTCCGTCGTGCCACCCGGGCGCGGCAGAGCGGCCAGGGCCTGACCACGGTGGTGATGTTCCTGCTCGTTCCACAGGTGAAGCTGCGAAAGCGGCTCGACGTGGCGCAGGCGGCTGAACGCTGGTCCGGGCAGTTGCCGGCACTAATCGAGCAGCAGCTCCAGCCGGAGTGACGCTATGCCGGCGAGCAAGGCCGAGCAGGTTCTGGATGCGCTCAGATCACTGCTCGAGACGCTCCCTGACGCCGTTGTGGAGCGCAACAGCGTGCTGCCCGAGAAGGTGCCGGATGGTGGCCTGATCATCCTCCGCGACGGAGATCCCGGCGAGCCGGAACAGGCGCTCGGCGGGTTCGGGAGCACGTATTACCAACATGCGGTCGAGATCGAAGTCTACGTCGAGGAGGGCGATGCAGCGGCGCGTGACGCTGCCTTCGACGCTCTCCTCCAGGAGATCGGGGCGGCGCTCGAACCCGATCCGACCCTCGGCGGCCTCGCCTTTGGCCTCACCTATGGCCGGCCCGAGCCGAGCATCGAGGCAGTGGCGGGCGCACCGGCAATCAAGACCGCGACGCTCTCGGTGACCGTCGACTACGAGACCGACGCTCCACTGTCCTGATTGCTGCTTCTTTCTCGGCGAGGAGATCCCAATGGCGCGAGCCTATGGTTCGAGTGCGCACCTGCTCATGAAGCGCGAGACCGCGTATGGGCAGGCCGCGACCGGCAACTACATCCGCATGCCCTTCAACCGCTGCAATCTCGGCAGCGAGCAAGGCCTGATCGACGACCCGGTGCTGGGTCAGGGGCGCGATCCGCTGGCACCGCTGCAGGACGTGATCAACGACGAGGGCGACATCGTCGTGCCGGTCGACCCGCGGTATCTTGGCCTGTGGCTCACCGGCCTGTTCGGCGATCCCGACACCACCGACAATCTCGACGGCAGCTGGGATCATGAGTTCGCCTCGGGCGGCGACGACCTGCCCAGCTACACGATCGAGGTCGGCATGCCCAAGGTGCCGGCGTTCTTCGTGCACGCCGGCGTCAAGCTCAACTCGATTGCGCTGGAGTTCACCCGATCCGGGCCCGCATCCGCGACGATCAGCGCCATC